GTCTCACCAAACCCCTTAACTCGAGACAGTCGCCTATGGCGCAATGTCTGGCCCTCAAGAGCTTTGTAAAGGCGCTTAACAGATTTATCAGCTTTGGATTTCATATTTGGTGAAATTTGTCAAATTTCAGAGTTGGTCAACAGCTCCACATAGGGTGTGGCCCGTTGATTTCCAATAGTGCTAGATAAAAGTAATTGGGAATACACTTTTTCCAACTCTACCTGGCAGTGTGGTAAAATTTTAAACGCTTTCCAAAAGGAGACTCGGCCCTCATCCGTAATACTACCGGAACAAGATCCATAAAAACTGTATTTCTGTCGATCCGACATTTCATTAAGAATAGTGGTATTTGTGATTTCACATTGTGGGAAACTACGGTAAAATTGTTCCAAAATTGGAACTCCTTTATTTGCATTGAGTCCGCATATCCCTACAGCTGACAACCACTGTTCATAACAATCTTCTGATACATTGGATACACATATAAGATCTTTTCCAGCACAGGTTTTGGGTGCCCTAACAGCTCTCCAGGCTCCATCAATAAACACTGGGTGTGTTTGACAAAACTCTACCTCCTCCAATTTATAGACGGGTTTTTCAACCTTCATTGTAAACCCGCAACTTAAAAACCACGAAGGCAAAGTTTGTAACTTCCACAAATGTTGTTTTTCAATAATCAACACACAATCATCACCATTATTGGCTAACGCAAATTTAGCCAACTTAAGTTGAGTACAATAGGCATGAACAAGAGAGCACATAATCAAACAATTGCTAAGAGACGTGTTGATGTCACCAGACATTCTACGGCCTTGAACAGAGTATTTGACATATCCTTCTCGAGTTCTAGCTATTCCACGGTTGACAAGTTGTTGTTGAAGCAGATATTTCAGCTCACCTCCATGATCACAACACATAGCACGATACATTGAATGTTCCCACTCCAAGATTTCACGACTAACATGTTGGTCAAAACGACTAGCATCAAGCCCAATATAAACAGGGTGATGAAACCGTGATGATTTCAATGCTAGATGGTGACCCACTTGGTTGGAATCCATACCTTTGAATACAGTACGATCTCCCAGGTTATCGATGTCGAACATTTTATCTATACGTTCAAATATTTTATGTTCATACACTTTTAAATATTTAGCCAGTTCCAGATTATACCGTACTACGTGGTTGTATAATACGTGGTGCCGGATCTTTCTTGACAGTTAAAT